CGATGAAGTAAAAGCCACCACAGACGGTAAAGTTCGTGGTTACCTTATACGCTTTGGCGGCAAAGACCTTGAAGGCGATGTCTTTTCACCTCAGTGTGACTTTGGGCGACCGATGAAGGTAGGTGATTCTATGCCAATGAATCTCTACTATGCTCACGGTATGGACCCGGTCGTTGGTAAGAAGGCTGTCGGCGCAGGTCGAATCGTTGTTAAAGAAGCAGGACTTTGGTACGAAGGTCAGATTCAAATGTCTGACCAGTATCGAGAAATGATTAAGCGGCTTGCTGTTGAGGGTCGTTTAGGCTTTTCAAGTGGAGCGGCTGGTCATCTTGTCGTTCGTGAGAAGTCTTTTGATGGTGACTCAAACCTACTGACCGTATGGCCTCTTGCTGAAGCAAGCCTTACTCCACGTCCAGCCGAACCACGTAACCTTGCTTTTGCTAAGTCTTTATCTAACTTTGCAAACCTTATGACTGATGATGAGTTGTCAGATGTGCTTACTGTTCATCGAGCAGGTACATTGACGAAGATTGAAAATCCTATGAAATGTGGCGGTGGTTACCCTAAACCTCAGATGATGCCTATGCCAGCGGTGAAACCTAAGATGCGAATGCCTGAAGTCAATACATATTCTTGGATGTACCCACGCCGAAAGCGTGTTATGTCTAACCGTCCTTCTGCCGATGAAATGGCTGGTTACGGGATGCGTCCCGGCTACGTCGAAGACGAAGAAGAAGACAACATGGATATGTGTGGACCCGGCAAGAAGCGTCCATACCGTGGTGAGCCTGACGAGATGATGAACGGTGGCGGAATGCCTCCTATGTACTCGGAGCAGGAGATGGAAGGCGTAGACCCACAAGCACTGTCTAGCATTCTCTCCCACTTAATGATGGCTTACCAAGAGATGCTAACAGCACTCAACGAAGGTGAAGTTGAAGAAGAGGATATGGATGAGTATCATTCAACCCTCATGAACAATGTTGATACTTTCGGTACGATGCTACGTAGTTATATGTACAACCGCAAGCGTCCTATGAAGGAAGCGGTTGACCTAAAGTATATGTTCACTAAGTCCAAACCGACTAGTGTTACCGAATTCGAGCGACGGGTGCGTGATGTACTCAGTCTTTCTCGCCGGGAAGCAAAGATGCTTGCTTCTCATGGGTGGAAGGCACTGTGCGATGCAGTGGAAGAAGCCGAAGTGGACGAAGTTGACTTTAAGTCAGCAGATGTTCAACCAGTGGAAGAAGTTGTTGAACAAACAACAGAAGACGCTGAGCCAGTAGTGACTGATGAAGTTGTTACTGAAACCGCTGAAGAATTGGTAGTAGCAGAAACTGAAGTTGTGGAAGCAACGGAAGAGACTGAAGAACCAGTTCAGGAAGATGTCAAATCGTATGATGATGAGCAAGCTCGTCGCATGCGAGATGAACTGACCCGCAAACTTCTCGCACAGAGAATGCAAAACTAGAAAGGTATAGATATGGATATTATTTCCCGTATCAACTCGCTTGAGTCCAAGATGGAAGCCAACAAGGCTACCGCTCAGGCTATTCTCGCAGACATGAACCTTGACCCGGCAGATGCCGCAACTTTGATTGAAGAGAATGAAGGCATTTCCCTCCGTATCAAATCCCTGCGCTCCATCTCCGAGACAAACGCACTTCCATACGAAGCACCTAAGCCAGAACCAGCAGTAAAGTCTGCTGCTGACCGTGCTGAAATCGACGCAATGAAGGCACTCCGCCTCCCTGCTGGAAACCGTGTTACCAACTTTGCTGGTACCACGCAACAGGAGCGCGCACTCAAGGCTTACCGCTTTGGACAGTGGTTCCTTGGTGGACCTGCTGGAAATGCTAAGGCAGCAACATGGTGCCGTGAGCGTGGAATTGAAATCAAGGGTCACAACGAGTTCGAGAACGAAGTCGGTGGATTCCTTGTTCCTGAAGAGTTCCTCAACGACCTCATTGACCTCCGTGAGCAGTATGGTGTGTTCCGCCGTCTGACCCGTGTTGTCCCTATGACCTCTGACACGCAGTCCCGCCCACGCCGTAAGGGTGGCTTGACAGCGTTCTACGTTGGAGAAGGCGCAACCATCAACGAGTCCGAACTCAACTGGGACCGTGTTCGCTTGGTAACCAAGAAACTTGGCGTTATTGCTAAGTTGACTGCTGAACTCAACGAAGACTCCACGATTGAAATTGCAAACACGGTTTCCGACGAAATCGCATATGCATTTGCAAACGCTGAAGACAACGCTGGATTCAACGGTGACGGTACTTCCACTTATGGCGGTATTGTCGGTGTCCGTGAGAAAATCAAGGGTCTTGACGGTACCATCGCTAACATCGCTGGTCTCGTTGTTGGAACCGGAAACGCTTACTCCGAGTTGATTCTGTCTGACTTCCGCAAGGTTATCGGTCGTCTTCCACAGTACGCTGACGGTGCTGGTGCACGGTGGATTGTTCACCGCTCCTTTTACCATGAGGTCATGTGTAAGTTGGCTGAAGCAACCGGTGGTGTTACTTCGACCGAAATCATCAACGGCATCCCACGCCAGTACTTCATGGGTTACCCAGTGGAGTTCGCACAGGTCATGCCTAAGGATGAAGCTAACTCACAGGTATGTTGTCTCCTTGGCGACCTTCGCCTTGGCTCCATGCTTGGTGACCGCCGTGACGTTACGCTTGCTCTCTCCGAGCATGCTGCCTTCACGACCGATGAGTTGACGCTCCGTGGTACACAGCGTTACGATATCAACGTCCATGACGTTGGAAACGCTTCCGCTACGGCTTCGCTCCGCCAGCCCGGTCCTATCGTTGGTCTGATTACTGCCGCTTCGTAGTAATCACTGAATCATCAGGGGGGCTGAAAAGTCCCTCTGGAGGAAATAACTATGGTTAGTTCACAAGATAGCAAAATCATGACGATGCTTGCACCCGTTTCCGCAAACGGTGCCGCATTTACAACGATTGCACTTGACACTGTTCAGTCTGGCGTAAAGGCTGACTGGGCAACCGTCTATGTCTACTTTGGTGCAGTTGGTGCAAACATCACCGCTGGCAACTTTAAGTTGACTGAGTCGGATGTCGATAGTGGCTACGCTGACGTCGCTGGTACGACTGCTCTTACCGTTACGGGCACAACCGACAACGGCAAGATTTGGGCATTCCAGTTGGACACCCGCAAGCGTAAGCGTTTCATCAAACTGGCTCTTACGGCTGGTGCTGGTGCAACGTTGGCTGCTGCATGGGGCGAACTGTCCCGACAGAAGGAAGCACCTTCCACCGCTGCTACCCGTGGCGTCACCGGTGCAGAAATCGTTCTGTAATCGCTCAACTACCGGGTGGGTTAAACGCCCACCCGGTTTTTATTTATCATCATGAAAACAAGAGAAGAAATCGCACTAGAACTTGTACGTATGTGCAGTTCAGAACGGCAACCAGTTTTATCGTCTGATGACCTACTTGCTCTTGTTGATGAAAGTAGGCGTGGACTACTCTGGGAACCAAATACCGCATATCAAGTTGACGACATAGTATTTCCGGCTACACGAAATGGTCGCATCTATGTTTGTATTGGAGCCGGAATAACAGGGGCAACCGAACCTTCATGGACAACAAATCCATACAAGGGAAAACTCCAAACTGACGGCACGTGTGAATGGGCAGATGACGGTACTGCTTGGTTAGAGCGTTACGATGTCAAGCGAGCCGCTTGGCGTGGATGGCTACTAAAGGCACAACGCTGTACTGAATACGCCGACTCTAAAGATGAGTCTGTTGACATCAAGATGAATCAGTTGTACGACAACTGTATGAAGACGGCTGAAAGATACCGTCCTTACAACATCTACTAAGAAAGACCTACCTTTTGGTAGGTCTTTCTGTTTGTACAAGGCACGCCTAGACCCCGCCACAACAACTGTCAACGCATATTCCATAGATATGTGTTCAGACTTTGTGTACAACTACCTTGTCTATGTTTACTCAAGATGCTCTATCACCAATCCGTGCTGAAATGGTACGCCGTGCATGCGATACGGATGTACAAGTCCTTCGTGACTTATCCCAGTCTGATGGCATGGGCGGAATCACATCTGATTGGCGAATTATCGAATCAGTCAAGGCACGAATAGTTTTTAGCGACGGTAAAGAATCCCTTGAAGGTGGAGTACTACAGGCTAGGAGCAACTGGCAGATTTATATGCCTACAGGAGCCTCCCTGATGCCCAAGGACAGAGTTAAAGTCTTGAGTGGGACGATGAGGCAAAGGGTCTTTAATATCAAGTCTGTTGACTACGGTCGTTCAGACGCTTTACTACTTATTGCTGATGCTGATGTTGTTTCTGATAACGGAGTTGATGCTCTATGAACATCGCCTACGGACGTTTAATCTTGATTGCCTTAGGTGCTTTTATGGTCGGCTTTGGACCTGAGTTCGACGCTAGTTGGAAGACTCAACATATACCCGACACTGCATCTTTTGGTTTGGTTATGAAAGCCCTTACTGTCTCTTGTATTGAAGGACTCCAAGGTGGCATCCCTGCTGCCGTTAGTGCGTGTATCGCCTTCTTCATGCGTCAGGATAAAGACACACCAACATTTCAACTTGCAAGTGCTAAGCAAGCGGCTATCCAGCAACTTGAAGAAGAGATGAAAATAACAACTGTCGGCACGGTGCTCAGCCGTAATAAAGCGACACGGGAGACAGAAGATGTCATTTGATAGAGGTCTGAGCTCAGACGAGATACAACAGATTGTAGCGGGATTTTTCGGTAGTCTTGTTGGAGTCTCACGCCAAAGTCATAAGAACATTGGTGGTCTAGTGATAGCAGTTTTGTCCGGTACAGCAAGTGCAACCTACCTGACTCCTATCATCGCTGACCAGTTGAAGATAGTTGACCCAAAGTATATGTTAGGACTCAGCTTCTTGATGGGTACATTGGGTTTGCGTGGTGTTGAGTTCATTACTGAAAAGTTGCAATTAACAAAAACAACAGCAAAGGTAGAGAAAGATGGCAACACTGATTAATGCCTTAGCGTCTGGCATTATCGCAGTATCCATAACTGGCTTTATCGCTATGCTGCAAGCCGAGAGTAACCCTGTATCATCTATGCCTTTTTATCTACGGACGTGGATAAAGTTTTCTTTGGCAATGACAGCCGCTGGAGCACTGATGAACGTGTTGTCATTATCTACTCCTCCAGCATCTGAGATAGTGCTAAATTGTGGTTTGGCTGGTCTGTTTTCATGGGCATTCTTTTGGCATAGAATAAAATGGAAGCAGGTAAAAAAGTAACATGAACCTACAGAACTTTCGTATAGAACCGTATCCACTGAACGTCGGTGACTGGATTATCTTTGGCGATATTGAAGATGATGCCGGTAATCTTATTGGCACGTTTGGCGAAGATGGCACTACGGTCATGCAGTGGTGGTTCCAACAGGATGATGCGTTCCAGTTGGGTATCGCACAGCAGTTTGCTATCGTCATTGCTACTGACAAGGTAGGACGTAGCGGTATCAACCTACAGCAGTTCCATATCGACAAGAATGAACCGAACAACGACTGGTTAGTGTTTGGCAACATTGAAGATGACTTAGGTAATGTGCTGGATACGTACGGTGAGGACGGCACGTCTATCAATCAGTTCTGGCTCAGTAAAGACGAGCAGTTTCAGTATGGGTATGTGATGCAGTTCGCTATTCAGATGGCACAAGAGATTGTGCAAGGTACGGCTGAATAATGGCTACGTATTACGTAAAGATGGCATCCGATGGAGGAAATGATTTACTTTCAGGGACATCACCATCTAATGCGTGGGCTACCATCGGTAAGGCTTTAGGGGCTACAGGCATTGCATCTGGAGATACTTTGTATATCGCTCCGGGTACATACAATGAATCAGTAACCATAAACATGGCAAACCCTACCGCTGAAACGCTCATCATTGGTGACCCGACGGCTTTGCAATTTCCCGGTATGGCTCCCGGACCTGTGTACCATTCGGCTTGGAATGCAGCCGGAACCACTCAAGTAACATCTGGCGTTTTGATTACAGGCACCACTAAAGACTACCTTCATTTTCAAAACATTTGGTGGGCATCTGATTCCGCAAATATAATTGTTTTAAATACATCCAGATATGCGAAATTTACAAAGTGTCAATGGGTTAGCAGTAATCGTAGTCACAGGCTTTTGCAAATATCATCTGCTGTGGCTGCACCAGTGGACGCAACTATAACCAGATGCGCTTTTATTGGTGGTGCAATTGGTATTTATTTAACCGGCAGAAATATATTAGATTCAACTAGTATTACAAATAGTTTCTTTGCTTGCACTAGTAACAATTTTGATGTTAATGACACAAACTTTTCGTGTATTAACTGTACATTTTTTGAATCAGCCAACGGAGTCGTTCAAAGGGCTAACACAACAGGTACTCCATCTTTTGTTAGAAATAGTTTATTCCTGTCCTATTCAGGTTTTGCTATGCAAACTACAACGGCTGGAACAATGACGGAAAACTTTAATCGCCTGATAGGTAGTGGTCGTGCAAATGTACCGGCTGGCGCAAACTCCGTAACTACTGGCGCACAGGGTGTTGACTATACTTATCTACTTAATCAAGGCATGAACTACCAGCAGATTTGGACATCGCTTCAAGGTAGTCCTAACATCGCTTTTGGTACGGCAACCGGCGCACCTGCAACCGATATGTATGGTGTTACGTGGACTGGTGCATCTCCTGATGCCGGTTGTGGTGCGTATCGTGTTATCAATTCAACACCATCGCAGATTGGATATAACGGAGGAATAGAACGCAACACTTCAGCAATCACAATCGCTCCCGGTGAAACTTCCCGCTCTCTCTACCTCTACCTTGGAGCAACAGGTCTTACACACACAACATTAAACATAAATGCATCCTACACACGTAATGGACAAGCATCAGTACCTATCACTCTAGTAGCACAGACACCGACTGGCTCTTACGTCTCTGGTGGCTTCTGTGAAGTATCTGCTCCATACGCTCGTGGCACATACAGACTAGACGTACCTAACGCCGCATTCGACTTTGGTGCTGATGACGTGACTATCTTTGTAGGTGGTGCTAACACGACGAACGGTGCAGTTGTTACTTGTAATATGCAAGGCATAGCAGGAAACATCGTGCATATTGGACCTTTCAAAGTCATCGCTGATGGACTAGGTTCTGACCAACCACTAGACATCGTGCAAGGCGTACAAGCACCTGTATCTGTTCAGTTAGTAGATGCTAACGAGAACGGTGTAGACATCTCAGGAGCGACTGTAGAGGCTAAGGTGTACAACGCTATAGGCTCGTTGATTGCTACGTATGTTTGTGTGCCTGTATACGCCGCTGATGGTAGATGTACGTTCCAGTTGACAACACTAGTGACGAATACGGCTGGTGTGTATAACGTGACGTTGACTAGGACGATAGGTGGCAACATAGTAGTGTTTGGACCTATGAAGATGATAGTGAGGGCTAACTAATGGCTACCTACTATGTAAAGCCAGCCGCGCAAGGTGGCAATAATAGTGTCTCAGGCAATTCACCATCGACGGCATGGGCAACGATTGCTTATGCACTTTCAAGTTCGTCTGGATTTGCAAGTGGTGACACTTTGTACATCGCACCCGGTGTTTACACTGACACTATAAACGTGACAATGCCGAACCCTACAGTCGAAACTAATATTATCGGTGACCCAACCGTTGCTCAATTCAGTGGTTTGACTCCGGGTCCAGTAGTTATTACCAACTACAATGCAACACTTGCGGGGACTGGATATTCAGGCAATCTAATGTCTGCAACAACAAAGAACTTTCTTCATTTTCAAAATATCAAATTTGCATACGGTAACAGTGCGGCAATTAGTTTTACAACTTGTACAAACTTGAAATTAACAAGGTGTTCATTTATCGCAAGCAAAAAACAAAACGACATCATAAGACTCACTAGCCCAACTAGCACCGCAGTAAACTTTACAATTTCAAGATGTGTTTTCTTTGGTGGTAATCAGGGATTATATATAACGGGACAAAGTGTTGCGGATGGTTCTAGCATCACAGATTCAATGTTTATAGGTCAAAGCAACACATCACTGTTTTTAGAAAACGTACAAGTTGCAATCTATAACTGTGTTGTATGCGGAACATTTTATGGCATGTTGCAACAGCCGGGCAGTCTTACATTCCCCACTACCGTACGCAATTGTTTATTTTTTCAGAATTACACCGATGTTCAATCAGTGGGTACTGCTAATACAATTATTGAAAATAACAATCGGTTGTTGAGTCAAATTGCACGTGCTAGTGTAGTAGATAATGGAACGTCAAGTGTTGTTGGAGACATTGGAATTGACGTTTTTGAAACACTCTTGTGGGGTCTTAATAACGTACAACCATTCACGTCCTATGCCTCATCCCCAAACGCAAACTTTGGAAATATCACTGGTGCGCCAACAACCGATTTCTACGGTGCTACGTGGACAGGTCCTAAACCTGACGCTGGTGCTGGAACTTACAGGCTTATCACTAATGTCCCGGTTAATATCGGCTATGTAGCAAATTTACCGGTGGATGTACAGTCAACAACTATTAGTATTTCGTCAGGCTCTACGTCTCAAAGTATAGAAGTCTATCTTGGTGCAACAGGCTTAAATGCTACTACTGTTGGTTTACAGGCTTACTACAACAAAACACGTTCTGCTAATCAATCAATACCACTCGTTGCTCGGACAATTACTCAACCTTGGATAAGCGGTGGATTTGCAGAAGTTAACGCTGTAACAATGCCCGGTGTATATCGACTGGACATACCAGACGAAGCAATATCTAATGGTTATGGTCAAACAGTAGTCACCATCAGAGGAGCATCTGGAACTAATGGTGCAGTAGTTACTATCCAAGACCCGCCAGAACGTGCTAGTAACATCACCATGGGTCCATACAAACTGATATCCAACCACATGGGTGCAGACAACCCACTGGAAGTACTGAAAGGCGTACAAGCACCTGTAGACCTTCAGTTGGTTGATAATAGCGGTGGTGGTGTAGATATTACTGGTGCTACTGTTACTGCTAAAATCTACAATGCGTCTAGTCAACTGATAGACACGTATACTTGTACGCCAACCTATGCGTTAGATGGTCGTTGTTCGTTCAACTTGGATACAACGGTAACGGATAACAGTGGTCACTATAC